TTGGAATCATTGGTCTTGCTCTCAATCTTCGTGCTTACGATTTTGTATCTCAAGAGATCAGGGCGGCAGAAGATCCAGAGTTTGAGACGTTCTATACGAAGAATATCCTTCTGAACGAAGGTCTTCGTGCTTGGTTGGCACCAGTCGATCAACCGCATGAGAACTTTGTATTTCCTGAAGAGGTGTTGCCAAGAGGTAACGCACTGTGAATCCTTGGTTCGTTCTCATTTACTTCATTTGTTTTGCTCTAATTGCAGGCGCTGCCTTTGCGATGATGTGGTCTAATATTCAATCCATCAATGTGGAGATGGATAAACCAAAACCGCGTCATCCAGAGGCACCTGCCTTTGGTGAAGAAGTGATGTATGTTGATATGACAAGAGAGCGTTTGGAGAACCTTTACAAAGAGGAAGAACCTGATATATAATGGGCGTAGTAATCGCCAATAAATGAAAATTTTCCTTGATACTGCTGACACCGACGTAATCGAAAAATATTTCTCAACGGGATTGGTTGATGGTGTCACAACTAATCCCACTCT